GCGTGGCCCGGGCCTGATAAATACCACTACCACGGCAAGCGCTGTTTCCGATGGTGGTTTGGCAGTGGGGAGGCCGTGATGAACAAGAGGCGTGGAGTGGCGAAGTCACGACAGGGAACGTAAAAAATGGTTTTGCCTGCGCCATTACCTGGTCTGTTACCGGCCTCATTCAGGGGCATTGCTTTCTTTGTGCCCGATGTGAAGAGCGCGGTTGGGCGGCGGGTGGTGGCACATTACTTTCCAGGTCAAGATGTCTCGGCTTATGATGATATGGGCTTACATTCGGAACGCATCTCGTTTGAGGCACTTTATGTTGGTGGTGATTATATTGCCCATGGCAAGAGGCTGAAAGCGGCGTTTGAGGAGCCCGGGCCGGGGACATTGGTGCATCCATGGTTTGGCGCGATGCAGGTGATCTTGATTGAACCGGCGGAGATTAACTTCTCATCAACTGAATTGCGTGTGGTGCGCATCTTGGTTGAGTTTGAACGGGTAACAGTCGGGGCGAGGCAACAAGCAGCAACTGGCCCTGCATTGATGGCGGCCGGCCTTGCACTGGCAGGTAGCGCACAGGCGTTAATCAATGCGGTACAGTCGCGAACATTATCACGGCTGCGCTCTGATGCCAGCGTCAGGGTTGGTAGTGCCTATTTTGATCTGTGGCGTGATGTGGAGGCGGTGCGGGCGTTTGTGCCAGCGATTATGCCCTCTCAGCCGGTGGCTTTGGGCAAGGCAGTAACTTTCCTATCAGCAGGATTGATTGAGCTTGCTACTGATACGGCCGCCTTGTCAGCGGTTGCACCGGCGGCGGGCGCGCAAAGGGCGCAGCCTGTTATCTCCTCGACAAGGGGATTGGATCTGGTGTTGACGGTGGCAGGGGCGATGATAGAGGGCATGAAAGATGCGCCCTCAGTGACAGATGGTGCGTTGAGTGCGGCAGTGGCGGGTGGTTTGCTCAGCAAAGTTGCGCCATTATTGGAACGCGTTAATCCGCAAAGCCGTATTGAGGCTTTGGATATTCGCAAGCGGGCAACAGATGCCTTAAATGGCTTCTCAAATGGTCTTGCATGTCTCTTCGAGACGACTTTCTCAGGAGAAACAAGTGCGCTTAACCGCGCTGTTCGGGAGATGGGGTTGCGGCTGATTGCCGATATTAACGAGACCATTGGCTGCTTGCCGCAGACAACCATTCTCAAACTAGATCAAGACACTGACGCTTGGGTGATTGCTCATATGCTCTATGGCGATGACATAAAAACGGTTGAAGCGGGCTATTTGGATTTGATTGTCCGTAACCGGTTGCGCCATCCAGCCATGATAGAGGCGGGCAGTTTGGAGATACTGCCATGACCTCGCGACCTTCTTTACATTCCCTGTCAGCGGCAAATGCCGCTGACCGCCTCTTGTTTCAAGCTGGTCGCGCCATTCGCCTTGAGATCGGCGGTGAGATTTACGATCAATGGATCGATGCCACCGTCACAAGAGATTTGAAAGAATTTGCCGGTACGTTCTTGTTCAATTGTCGAGATAATCACCGTTCATTGAAAACCTTTGATTATGCAACGCAAATCCCGCCGGTGTTTCAATTGCGCCCAGGGGCAAAGGTGCGCATCTTTGTTCATGGTGAATTGGTGCTGGTCGGGTTTATTGAGACGGTATCGCCACAGATAGACGCGAACGAGGCACGGGTGGCGATATCGGGCAAGGACAAGGCCGGTGATCTGATTGACTGCACTGCTTTGCCCGACGGACCGGTTGAGTTTAATAATGTCAAGCTGGAAGAAGCGGCAAAGCGCATTGCTTCAAGCTACGGACTAAAGGTGCGAACCGAGATTGACACCGGCGAGGCCTTCCCGCGCTATTCGGTCGATTTGACCGAGACGGGGTTGTCAGCTCTGGAGAAGGGGGCGCGGCAAAGACAGGCCTTGCTGTTATCTGACGGGGTTGGTGGCTTGGTGATCACCCGCACCGGTGCTAATCGTGCCCCTGGTGATTTGACGCTGCCCGGCAATGTGCTGTCATCATCTGGCACCTTCACGCATAAGGGGCGCTTTTCTAGGACCACGGTGCGCGGCCAGTCAGAAAAGGCCAGTGGGATGCGGGATGGTATCGCTGCGCCGTTGACGGCTTCCGGCACAGCAATGCCGCCAGAGGAACGGCAAGCGGGGGATGGCTCTGCGACGGTGGCAGAGCGCGCCGGCACAGCGGCCTTAGGCGCGGCAGAAGATGAGGAGGTCAAGCGTTATCGCCCCAAGGTGCATCTCGCTGCTACCAAGGCCAGAGGCGACGATTGCAGACAGGAGGCCGAGTGGCGTGTCAGAACAGCAAGAGGGAAGTCGGAAGAGATCAGCTATACGGTGTGGGGCTTTCGCGCCGGTGCCGATGAGATGTCGCAAGAGGCGGTCGGCGCGCTCTCGCCGACAGGGAAAAAAGGATAAAACACATGGATGAAGAAACGGCTGGGAAGACGCGCGGGGCAATCCGCCGGGTGGTGATCAGAAATGTCAATGATAATGGCATGACACAGACGGCGTCAGCGGAAGTGGCGGCCGGTATCTGGCGCGATAATGTCGAGGTGATGGGGATGTATGGCATCAGCTCATCAGTACCGGAAGATGGCGCGCTTGCCATAATGCTCAGCGTCGGTGGTGATGAGGGCGATCCGGTGCTTTTGCCTGTTGGTAATCCTTCCACAAGAATGGGCGGGCTGAAAGCGGGTGATGTCGCACTTTATACTAAGGGTGGCGACAAGATTGTTTTGATGGCAGATGGGACGCTCGACATTAATATCGGCGGCGAAGCCGTACTGGTTATCCCTGGGGGCATGATGATTGAAACGCCAACAGTGCATATCACCGGTGATTTGGAAGTTGACGGTGAGGTACGCGACCATACCGGCACCATGCAGAAAATGCGTGATCAGTACAACGCCCATGGCCACCCCGATGCCAGCCCGCCACCAGGACCAGCCATGGGCTAATTTTTGTACTCAACGTAACCGCACGCCTCTCGACCCGAGGGCGCGCGAACCGCGCGACATTCGCGCAGCTACTTCGTGCCAAGGCAAGCCATGCCGGATATGCACATACTCAGACGCAAAAGTAGAAAGGCATATTTTTTATTTCCCTGTCGGCACTACGTGCCTCCACGCCTCTTGGTGCCCCGCAAATGCGGGGCTGAACTTGCCTAGCTGAAGGCAATAAGATGGTGCTTATGTTTTACGACCTTGCCCTTCAATTTGACCAGAAGTCTTTTAGCTGTGATCTTGTGCTAGGCACGAATGGCGAACTTGCGGTTGATGAAACGCCGGTGACAGCGATGCTGCTCTCGGTCGGGCTTGACCGGCGTGCCAGCCCTGATGATCCTTTGCCGCGGGGGCGGGAGCTGTACTTAAGTCAAGCCGGTATTGATGTGCGCCGTGGTTCGCCTTGTGACGTGCTTGACGGGACGGGGGCAAGGATTGGTTCAAAATGCTGGCTACTGGATAGAGCCAAAGAGACGGAAGAAACAAGACTGCTTTATCAGATGTGGCTGGAGCAAGCGTTGGAATGGGTGGGGGATGAGACAGGACGGCCGGCGGAGATTACTGTCACATGGGTGCAGCCGCAGACGCTGCAATGGCGGGTGATGGTTGATGATTATAGCCTTATCTCAAGCCGGAGGGTGAATTAATGCCCTGGCCTGTACCTGCTGCAAAAACCATCTTTGAGCGTATTGGAGCCGAGCTTGAACAGAGCCTGTCTGAGCTGCGACCGGATGTTGATCCGATGGCCTTATCAAGGGCGGTGCGTTCCAATCATGGGCTGATCTCATTGTTGAACAGGGCTGTTGCTTTGGAGGCAAGAGAAATCCATGATCATATTGCCTTTTGGTCACGCCAGTATTTTCCCGATACGGCGGAAGAAGAATTTGTTGCCCGCCATGCCAGCATCTGGGGTGTGACACGCCGCCCGGCCACCCATGCTTTAGGTGAAGTGGTGATTAAAGGCGTGGCTGGCACTGCCTTGCCGCTGGGGCTTGAGCTGGCGGCAGGTCTCGGGTTGTTATTTGAAACAACCCAGACGGCCGTCATTGGGCAGGATGGCAGTGTTGTTGTGGCAGTGCGGGCAAAGGCCGCTGGCGTGGCGGGAAATATTGAGGCGGGTACGGCGTTGAAGACGGTGCTTTCTTTCCCCGCCATTGCTAAAATCACGGTTACGGAGAATGGTTTTTCCGGCGGTTTTGAACAGCAAAGTTGGGCTGAGATGCGCGATGATGTTCTTGCCCGCATTCGCCAGCCGCCCCATGGCGGTGCGGGGTTTGATTATCAACAATGGTTGAGATCGCGCTTTCCCGTGCGTGCCGTTGCCGTGGTGGCGGACTGGATTGGCCGTGGCTCGGTTGGGGTGATCGTTGCGATGCGCGATGGGATGAGTGGGCGGGCACCATCAGAGCAAGAACAAGAGGCGATGCTGGATTATTTAGGCGTCCCGGGTTCGGCTTTGGGGGTAAGACCGGTGACGGCGCATGTCGTGATTGTGCCGGCACAACCGCAGACCATTGATTTAACCATCAGACTACGACCGGATACATCGACGACCAGGGCGAGCGTTATCCAAGCGTTTAACGCCTTTATTCTGAGTGTGGGTTCGGCTCAAGACGCCTTTAACACCTCACCGATTGGCGCAACCATTGAGCTGTCGCGCTTGAGCGAAGCTCTCTCAGCCGCCGGTGGTGAATATGCTCATGACCTCATCTCTCCGGCGAGCAATATCACGCTTGAGCCAACCCGTTTTGCCGTTGCCGGCTCTGTGACATTCGTGGAGGCATGATGAGCAGAACGGCGCAAAGCATTGCCAGTAACCTCCGTGCCAAGTGGCCGATGGGTTATGCCGCCCCAAGGCAGGGCGGCATCATGGATGCGCTCTATTTAGGCTTCGCTGATGGATTGGCAGACGGGGAAGCGGCGGCTGAACGAGTGTACCAAGAAGTCCATCCACGCGATGCCGATGTGTTGCTGGGCGATTTTGAGCGGGTACTCGGTTCTGACCCGTGTGGCTATGATAGCAGCGATGATAGCTTGGATAAAAGACAGGCAAGAGCCTGGAGCCGATGGGTGGCAACCGGCGGGCAGTCGATTGCTTATTTTACTCAACTCGCCGCTAATCTCGGCGTGGCCATTGAGGTGCAAGAATTCTGGCCGTCAATTGCCGGCGATATGGTGGCCGGCGGCACGCTTGTTCCCGAAGGCGAGCAGTTCATCTGGCTTGTCAAACTTGCCCTCCATAATCCCGATTGGTTTTTGGCTGGGCGCAATGAGGCGTTCGAACCTTTGTTTTCCTTCGACATCAGCGACATTGAATGTGTGTTGCACCGCCTCAAACCCGCCCATACCACCCTCATCTTTTCCTATCAGGAATAGAGTGAGCGCAGGTGCTATCCTGAAAGGATGGCACCTGAACGAGACGAACGACAAGAAAAAAAGTGAGCGCATGCGAAAACCCGCCGGAGCATTCCACCTGAGAATGCGACAAACAAAACAAGGGTTTGAGCATGAAAAAGACGAACGATAAACAGGAAACTTACCCATGGATCGTACCACTGCCCCTCATCATATCGACATTGGTTCCGGAAAACGCGGCTTTCGTGACCAGAATATCGCCATCGGCCAAATTGGCACCCGCGTTGAAGCCGCGTTCTTGAATAGTGTTCAAGAAGAAATTTTGGCTGTCATTGAAAAGGCTGGCCTCCCCCCCCAAGCCGGTGACTGGACGCAATTGTGGCAAGCCCTGCAACGCCTCAATGCCCCCGGCTATCAAGGACGGCATAATTGGCATGGCGTGGTGTCGATGACCACCACGAGCCCGCCGAGCAACGCGCCGGGTGGCGCGGCCTATCTCATCCCAGCCAATGCTGACGGTGATTGGGCGGGCAAGACAAGCCAGATTGCCATGCGTGATATCGGTAACGGCGGTGCGGGCAGTGGCGGCTGGCTTTATATCACCCCACAAGACGACCACGGCATCGGGTTGCCGGATGGTAGCATTTATGTCCGCGAGGGCGGGCAATATAAACTGTTGAGGACGCTTTATCAGAATTTCTTTGACAATCGTTACTCACGGATGACCGCGCCACCGGTCGATACATTCTATGTTAATGGCTTAATCGGCAATGATGCCAATGATGGAATATCGACACAGTGGCCATTCAAGACCATTCAAGGGGCGATCAATACCATAGCCTCAAAATATCTCACCTTCGCTCAAGTGACAATTCAAGTGGCAGATGGTGAGTATGACGGCGTGACAATCCCCGCCTCACTTGTACAGAATTGGGCCTTCATCGGGAACCCGTCTGATCCGGCAAGCACTGTCATTAAAGCGCAAACGCTGGACATCAATCGAGGGCGCGCGGTGACCAGCCGCGGCAATGGCGTTTATTTTGATGGCTTTGAACTCAAATCAGCCTATGAAAATTTTTCCATCAATGATGCAACGACAACCTCCATCCGCAACTGCATCCTCAATATACCAACTATCGCCAATGCTTTTGCCGTTGGTGCCTGGGGTTCAAGGATCGCTATGCACGGGACAATTACCGTAAGGGGAAGTGGAAGCAGTACTGTTTTTATTGCCACCGACGGTGGCGTCATGGTCGTGGGATATGCTGATGCAGCGGGATCTGATCCCTGCAACATTATTTATGATGACGTCGTGACATATGCCAATTTTGCCGCCGAGCGCGGTGGTAGTATTTTATTTTATCCAACTGTTGTCAGTTTCTCCGGTACGCTCACAGCAAAGAAGTTTTGGGTGGCCTATAACGGCTCCATTGCAACTTCAGGAGCAGGTATTGGCTGGCTCCCCGGCGATCAGGCCGGAACTATCGCAACCGGCGGGCAGGTGGCATGAGCGGGAAAATAAAAAAATGGAAATGATGCCAATGGAGATAACGATTATGAGGCAGATGCGTTTTAATGTGGCAGATTGGTATTGGGCGGCAAAAGATGGCAGAATTTATTCAAGCCATAGGCAGAAGTTGATTACGGCGGGCGATGAAGATTATGTCGCTTGGGTGTCGGCGGGCAACCTGCCCACACCTTGGCCGAGAGATGAGACGGGGGAAGAAACGAATGAGGCTTTGGCAGCAGTGCTAGCCGTACACGGGTTACGCCTGTTTCCTCCCACGCTGGAAGAGGTGAAAGGTGCGTTAAAGGCAAGGGTTGATGACGCCGCCGAGCGGGAACGACTGAAGTATATCACACCAGGCACTGGCCAGGCGATGACCTATCAGGAAAAAGTCGCCCAGGCTGTTTCTTATACAAAAGCCTATCTAGCCTATCTGGCAAATGGGGCGGGTGGTGAGGCCGCGGAAAATGAGGATGGCGAGGCGGTAGAGGATGCGGGCGGGGTTGAAGGTGCGGGGGAGCCGAATTTGGCTGAGTATCCGCTCTTGGCGGCAGGGTTGGGCGTCGATGGTGATACATTATTGGAAGTCGCCGAGACCGTCACCT